TTTTATTAAATGATGTAGTGGTTGCGTTTGTCTTACCACCATACTTAAAATAATCAAAGTTATCCTTCGTAAAATGATTCTTGAATGCTAGATAAGTTCTGTAGCAATCAAAACCAGTCATAAGGGCAGTTTTGCTCTTGAGGTACGTTTTAGAAAGTTGAGTTCTGTCGCTTCCCATTTCAACTTCTCCTTAAGTGGTTTTGAAATGAGTTTTGGAACGGATTCAACGTCAATGGCATTTTGTTCACAATAATGTACGATAGCATCAATATAACCTAAGTTGTCATTTTTGACAATAGCCTCTATGTCCTGTGCAAACTGTGCTGAACAGAGAAACTTTTCTTTAAGCGCTTTGTTGATGTCACCCATTAACCACCATTCGGTTTTTGATAAATTCTTTAACATATTTCACAAGTAATTTAATGTAGTCACCTTTGTTTCTTTTATCATAAACCTTAACCTCACCGTTTGGTGTGACCATGATTGTGATAAGTTTTTGGATAGGAATTCCAGTCAGTTCATAATACATACAGGCATATGCAACCTCTTGAACAAAGTATTGTTCAATCCATTCTTCTGGTTTAATCTTCTTCGAGGTCTTAAAATCAATAACAGCGAGTCCGCCCTCATATTCGGCGATACAATCGACTCTTCCTGCCAGACCAAGGTATTCAGAATAAAGTGTGCGTTCTATTGCGTGTATCTTTCCTATCTTGTCTAAACTTGACTTTGCACTGTGAAACATAAACTGAGTCAGTGGTTGGTAATCCTTCCAATCTAACTCTTTATTCTCAAGATAGGCTTGTGCAGCTTCATGAAAGTCCGTGCCACGACGAGTTGCCTCTTTAGTAACACGATCTGCTTCTTCATTCCCGACTCTCTTTCTCCATTCACGAAACACCTCTCGATTATAGAAACTTGTAACAGAGGTGATAGAAGGAACCCATTCATTGCTGGGTAACTTATATAGGCGAAGTCCGTCGGTCTCTTTTTTCTCTAATTCTAAATCACCTAAGTGATTTTCAACAATAAACATTACATACCCATGGCCATTTTACGAATAAGATATTCTCTTACAAGGCCAGAACGAACAATGTCATTGACATCAAATTCAATCATTGCAAACTCTTCAGGCATTTGTTCGATAATCTTCATGAAGTCAAGAATGCCATTCTTCTCGTTGGTTTTCTGTAAGTCTGTTTGACTTGCATCACCACAGAAAATAATTTTAGCATCCTCTCCTACTCTTGTTATTATACTATCTAATTCATGAAAATTCAAGTTTTGTGATTCATCAACTAACACAATTGCTTTATCAATTGTTGTTCCACGAATGAATGATGTACTCCAGAACTTGATAGTATCCTGTTGTTTTAGATTGCCATATAACATCTCAAAGTCTGCATCGGTAGGCATCTGAAACATATACTTCACCATGTTCTTGTACGGTATCTGATACAAGAAAGACTTGTCCTCATGGTCGCCAGGCAAGAATCCAATCTCTCTTGTGGATACAAGAGACCTTACAATATAAAGTTGATTGTAAGGAGTATGTGGGTCAAGAATATCTTTTAATGCAAGATATAATGCAACGAAGGTTTTACCAGTTCCAGCAGCACCGTAGGCAAAAATATTTTTACCCTCTTTGTAATTGTCAAAGAGAATCTTTTGGTTGTCTGTAATAGGTTCGATCTTGTTTAGAAGATCGGCATTGATAGGTCTTTTTCTCTTCATCTGTTTCGCAGTCATTCCTACACCGATAGGAGAATCTTTTTTTCTTGCCATTACTTGTTAATCTTCTCAACTCTTGAGCCAGGAGACTTAGATGCCTTATGTAAAACATCATTCCAGCCAGGATTTCTTGTGATTAGTTTGTCTTTCCATTCACCAACCTCTCCAAGGCCAGCAACTCCAGCATTCCAATCTTTATCCCAACTTGGATTATCTTTTCTCCACTCATCATATGCCACCATTGACATAGAGAGTTCTTTTTTCTCGCCAGTTTCTTTGTTAATAACAGGGTATGTGGGCATAAGTTTTAACGTTTTGTAATATTATTTAGATTAACTCTTAGAAAAAGCCTTCTCAGCATATGACCTAAGATAATCTTGGAAACCTTGTTCGATTCCGCCTACGTTATCATGTTCTTCACACCATATGGTGGCGAACTCATATACGGCTCTTGTGTGTTCTTCTAAGTGGTGTGTAAGACATCGAAAACAAGCTGCTCTTAGTAACAACTTTTCTTCTGAGTAACGGGGATCATCACTGTTACCCGTCATCATCCTCAAAGACTTCATCATAATCTGTAATATGGTTGACAATTTCGTCATAATCAAAATTTAATTTGTAAGCCTCCTCATCGGAGTATATTTCACATTCTAACGCATTTACAACATTTTTCAAGTCCTTAATCATAACCTTTAACTTTTCTCTATCCATTAGAGTGGCCTCCCATGTTTATCAACTAATCCTAATCTTTTAACTTGAGATAGATTTGATTTCTCTTTCTTCTTGATCTTCTTATATTGTTTCATGATTTTGTCAACTTCGTCTTTGAAGACTTTGACTTTAAGTTTCTTTGCTTCTTCTGAAGTGACAAAACCCAATCCTTGATCACTTTCTTTTCTTTGTTTCTCTTCCAAAAATTCGTTGATTCCAAGTTGAATTTCTCCCTCAATAATGTCATTAATTTGATTGCGAAGTTCATCACTCATGAGTTTCTCCTCACTCTTTTCTTAGGTTTACTTGCCACTGGTAAACCCCATGTCTTTGGACTTGCAATTCCAGGCCCATATTCAATACTCACGATAGAACCCGCTCCAAATTTATCGTAGTACATATCAAATATGTTTACTTTAGCATGACATCTAACAAGATCATTACGAACTGCATCACCAATTTTATAAGTCACGATGTAGGCGTCAGAAGGTAGAGACTTATCTTTGAGTTCCTCTTCATTACAGTTCTCTTTGATAAGACTTGTTGAGTATTTACTACTCAAATCTTCTTTTTCTTTTGGTGTCCAATAAGCTTCAGACATCACTTCATCTCTGGTTTTTGTTTTTGACATACTAACTTCGATTACCCCATTGTATATCGGGAAATGCTTCCACAACTACGGCACGAGTCAACTTGTATTTCTTTTTTAAGTTTTTGTCTTTTACCAAACAAATAATTTCTGCTTCATCTGGATGAAGACCCTCTAGGAGTTGCATAAAAAGTTGTTCTCTTTTCATAGGTCGAAGAACATCGTTCCCACCTTTAACAAAATTATACAACTTTTTCCACTCATATGCAAGGTGCAAATGTTCGGTTCCAGCTGGTGCATCATTCTTTTTAAATGGAACATCGCCATCTGGAAGCATCGACTTCACAGACTCATCAAAATTCCAAATCAAAACAGACTTAAGATGTAGAGATTCATACTGTTTAAGAGTTTGAATCTTCTTTGCTTTTGTTTTTTGTTTTGATACTAATGCCAATACCTCACTTAAAAGAGGATTTCTTGGTAATCTATTTTCTCCCAATGTGGGATGTGTTGTAGTCATAATTCTTCGTCAATTTCACTATCAAAGTTTAAGTTTTCAAATCGAAAGGCAATGATTTCATCTGGAATAACGTTACCTTTGAGGTCATACATCTCAGGATGCATCTCAGAGATATCATTTCTTTGTTGATGTTGTTTGTATAACCATCCTATTATACCACCAACAAAGAGAAAAAGCACTGATATTAAAGTGCCGAGAGTTAGAGCGAGTGTTAACACATTACCTCTTGTACTTGATTTATTTAGTTTTAGTTTTACGTCTCCCTCTTCTTCTCTCTTTCTCATATCTTTTTGCATCTTCCAAGATTACATTGAAGTAATCTTTAATCTTTCTTGCCTTCGGTTTTCCAAGATGACCATATGCCTCTCTTAGAATTTGATGTTCACCATCTTTTCCACCTTTGATGTACTCACTCAAGTCGTCAATGAAGTCAGTCAGTTCCTTTGCAGTTGAACTTCCAATAAATTCTTTTGCTCCAACTCCTGTTGTTTTACAGGACTTCATAAAATCATAGAACTTAAGATGAAACTTTTGTTCCTCAAATGCAACATCAATTGCTTTGTCTACGATTGTGTAAATGTCTTCCATTAAACTAAGTTTTTTTCTTCTAGGTATTTGAATGTATCTAAACACCCACCAATTAATTTGTCATCCGCCAATATTCTTGGGAATGATGACCCATAACCAAATTCAGAAATAAATTGTTCTTTAGTAAAATCAACACCAAGTTTATAAACTCGATAATCAACTTTTGCCAATTCTAAAAGTCTTTCTGCCTTTTTACAATAGGAACATCCCTCTTTGGAATATAAAGTGAATTTCATTAATCCTCCTCAAATATACTATTACGAATTTCAAAGTTGTCAAGTCCCTCTACTTCAGAAGGTTCTTGTGAATAATGTAATCCATCATTTCCGTTTTGTGCAATGACATTCATCCTATGTGTTGTTTCTTCCTCATCCCAAAGTTCGTGAATCTTTTCGATGTCAGCGTCAACACTTCTCATTGTGTTTTCAACTTTAACATTAACCCATACTTTTTTGAGATACTCAATAAGTCCTAACGCAAGAAAAGAGATGGGGAACTTTTGTTTGTTCGCCCACCTCTCTGCCTTTGCATACCAAGGGTCTACTCCGTCACCAAATTGTTTTTCAAACTCTACCTTCATTTAAAATTTAAGTACGTTTACTGCTTCCCAATCTGTTTGGAAAAGTTCCAAACCTTTGTCAGTTAGAATATGATTATACATCTTTTCAAACACTGATGGAGGCATGGTAACAATGCCTGCACCGTATTCAAAAGACTTACTCACACTACCCACATTTCTTATCGATGCAGATAGAATCTCTGTGTCAACAAAATTATATAGTCTCGATTGTTTTTCATAGATGTCTGCAATCTCTTTGATTAGATTCAAACCATTGAATGAATTATCATCAACTCGACCTACGAAAGGCGAGACGTAGGCAGCGCCTGCCTTCGACGCCAAGACCGCTTGAGCGGCACTAAAGATCAAAGTTACATTTACTCTGATTCCCTCCTTTGAGAGGAGTTTACACGCCTTCAGGCCTTCGGGTGTGCAAGGAACTTTGATTGTTGTGATTTCACCAAATTTCTCTTTCAGTCTACGACCTTCTTTCAGAAACTCATATGAATCATCTGTCACAATTTCCATACTAATATCATCAACACCAAGAAGTGCAATCTGTCTGTAGACCTCTTCTGGGTCTTGACCACTCTTCTTAATTAGAGTTGGATTTGTTGTGACACCATCAATCAATCCAGTTCCGTAATATTGTCCTATCAGATCTACATCTGCTGTGTCTAGAAAAATTTTCATAAAAAAATGAGAGGATTTATGTCCTCTCAAAGTATCATAGATTTATGTAGTTGTCAATATTTGTAATCAGATACGAACAAAGATTCGTTAGATACACCATCATCTGATGCATAAAGTCCACATGATGCCTCTGAATTTGCTCTTGCACGTTCTAGTAATGCGATATGTCCAGCCTTGCCATCAACACCACCCCACGCTCTTAGACATGAGTGTTGTAATGCACGACCAAATGAGAACGATAGATTCCATGGCACATTTGAACAAGTCATTGCAAAGTGTTGCATCTCATTCAAGTATGTTGATGCTTGATCTTCACTTAGTCCACCAGATAAGAACACAATGCCAGGCACGGCAGCTGGAACACATCTAAGTAAAGTCTCAACTGTCATCTTCGCAACTGTCTCTGCATCATCTTCTGGTGCATCACTTCCAGATACTGTCATGGATGGTTTCAATAGAGTTCCCTCTAGATACACACCGTTCAGATGACATGCCTTGTAAACCTCTGTGATGACACGTTGTTGAACCTTTGATGTAGTTTCAATACTATGATTTCCGTCCATAAGTATTTCTGGTTCAATGATAGGAACTAATCCAGCCTCTTGCACGGCACGAGCATAACGTGCAAGACCCCATGCATTTTCCTGTATCGCAAGGTCAGATGGCCCATCTTCTGTAATCTGTAGGACTGCTCTCCACTTAGCAAACCTTGCACCACGAACATAGTAATCAGAGGCTCTTTCTGTCAATCCGTCTAGACCAGAACAATATGTCTCATGTTCTAAAGCGCCAGGCAATGGTTTCAATCCCTTATCAACCTTGATGCCTGGAATGATACCTTGTTTGATAAGTTTATCAACCATACTCTCACCATCAGCATGATTCTGATAGAGTGTCTCTTCAAATAGAATTGCACCACTGATAGATTTACCTAAGTCTGGTGTAGTGAATAACATACCACGATAGGCCTGACGATTCTCTTCTGTATTCTCTACATTAATATCAAATAATCTTTTCCCAATAGTTTTTGTGGATTCATCAACAGCAAGAATACCTTTTCCTTTCTCTGATAGTTGTTCTGCTGTCTTTTTTAATTGTACTTTGTAATAATCTAAAGTCATTTTCTTAATATTTCCTTCATTATTTATTATGACATAAAAAAAGACCCCTGTAAAGGGGTCTGAGTAGTTCCGATTGTAGAGTGACACGAAAGGTGTCAATCGTATTTAGAAAGTGAATTTAACACCAGCTTTTGCACCCCAGTCAACTAGGTCTTCGTTAGTTACAGCAGATAGTTCACCGTAGAACTTATCGTATGAACCACCAACATAACCGATGAATTCTACATCACCAAACTCGTCAGTTGTTTCTGTATGAGTAACTGTTGGACCACCAGAAATGTAGTATCCGATTCCTGATTCTGTTTCTCCCTCGTATCCGACTACTGCTTCGATTCCACCAGAGGTATATGCACCATCAGGATAAGAACCAGTTGCTTCCAAATTGACGTATGGACCAGCAAAAGCCGCACCAGCGAATAGGAAAGGGGATGCTGCTACAGCAGCTATTGTTGATTTAATCATTTTTTTTTTATAGTATCTCGCAAGCATTAAAAAAACCTGCGGATGTGAGAGTGCCCCGACATGGGTCTCATTTATCTACGCAGGGGCACGATCTTTCGATCCCTTTGTAATAGTATATAGATTAACACAATCTTAAGAATGTGTCAACTGTTACTCTTCGATGTCGAAGAACCAGTTAATAGCACGAATGTAATCGAATGTATCCCCTATGTCTTTGTCACAATCGAGAGAATATTTCCTATCGCACAAGAATTTGCGTAATTCATACACAGATTCAGCACGATACTGTCTCACATTGTTTTCATCATAGAGGATGTACTTCATTCCATTTCTTTATTGCTATCTTTACTTATTATATCACGAATTGCTGACATGTCATGGTCAGTTAGTACAGTTTCTGGATTGTCACCCTCCTCCTCACGTGGGTCTTCGACAGGTGTGAGTTGTTTACTTACCCTTCCCAAATCTTCTTCAAGGTCTTTCATGTAGTCAGTAGGTTTAGAATCCATACCCTGCACGATTGAAAGATTACTCCTCCAATACTTCTGCATCTTCTTCATCATCCTTTTCTTACCCTTAGGGTCGTCTTTGTATTTCTCGATGATTTTACGGAGTTGTCTTAACTCTCTTGATGATTTTTCGAGTGACCTTTCGGCTGCACTCTTTCCAAATCCTGCCATTACTCTACGTCGTTAATAATTAGTTTGAATCTGACACGATATTCTTTTCGGTCAGTAGTATAATACCATATCGGAGAGTCAACTAGGTGTGACTCCTGATAGATTGCTTCCTTAGAATATCTATCGACATTCTTTGCTTCCTCATAATAAGCAAGAAGATTTTGCTCTGGATGTTGGAAACCATTCCTATAGTCAGGGAAGTATGGTGTCCTGTTAGTCTTCTCTCCTGCTGTTGCTCTAACAGGTGGCCAGAATAGGTCAAACTCCATACCATTTTGGTAACCATTACCCCTATCAATAACATCCATCACTCGGATGAGACATTGCCAATAATATGAGTTAGATGATACACCTCTGTCTGCTGATGTTGCCATCAAAGAATAGAATGTAAAACTTACTCTTACCTTAGCAGGAGTAGATGTCATACCTGAGTCCTCTGCTACACCACCAGTGAGGATGTAATCATGGACGAAGGTAATAGGACTCTGCCAAGGATTATTATGCCACGATTGTGAGATAATATTCTTATAGTTTATATCAACTCCTTGAAATTGTCCACCCACCTTCTCTAATCCTGCATTGACCATGTGCCATGGCCATGCTCCACGTGCTGCAGTGAAAGGAAGTTTCTCTCTTAGTAAATCTTGTGATGCCGATGCTATCTGGTCGTATGCATATGATGGATGGAAATTTAATGCAG